GCGTTCTTGGACTTTATCATGTGGATACAATCATCGTAGATAACTGCAAAGTTCAGTTTGCCCCTACGCTTCTTACGCTTATGACGTTCCGTATATGCTTCACACCTGGACACGATATCATCTAACACTTCGTTATTTAGCGTATCGTAGTACTGGTCGCCGATGTCATCGATGAGTGGTTTCATCTTATCGTCCGACATTGCAGTGGGTGATACCAAAAACAAAAGGTCAAAATGTTTATAGTAGGGACTCTCCTTCTTCATTATCATATTCAGAAGGAGATTACTCTTACCACAGCCCTTGCGGCCAAAAATACCAATATTGCAGGGCTTCAATGGAAGCGGAGATTTTGTATCCGTACAGACCTGCGAATCATACGGGGCCAATGCCATCGTGAGTGCTGTCGATTGGACTTCCATTTAGTAAGGACGCAGATTCTTTTTTGGCTTTGTATTTCTCACGGCGGTTGCGATTAATTTCTTCTTTGTTTGCTTCATGACCCTCGCGTTGTTTGCGATTAAGTTCGTCTCTGTTTGCTTCACGGTATTCTTTCTCTCTGCGACTAATTTTGTCTTTGTTTACTTCACGACGCTCTTTAGCCGTTCGGCATGGAATACGTAAATTAACTACGTTAGGGGTATTCTCAATGCGAAACCGCTCCCTTTCATAGCGTTGCTCCAAGAAACATTCTTCCAGTACCGTAAAGATACAATTCTCAAATCCATATTCTTCAAATAGGATTCTTGAGGAGCAGTAAGTGTAGCCTTTTTTATGTGTTGCTTTCCTGTGTTCAAGGCTCATTGTACAGCTTCCAATATACACTTTATTCCCTTTCGTACTTGTAATGGAATAAACTGTAGCCATTCTAACAATTTGATAGATTATCCAATCGTCAATTTTCATCAAAAACCCCCGCGGCCCCTGGCACGACGCTGGCCTCCTAGAACCTGCCCACCTCTCTTCGCAACAGCTTCTTCTACAACATTCGTAATATCACGTGCTGTGTCAGTGAGGCGGACCCCCAGCCACTTGCTTACATTCGGCATCTCCTCGATGAGCGTCTTCAGGTCCTGTTTAATCCACGCACGGCCCTCTGCATCCAGAAACCCACTCGCATCCGCCAACTCCATGACAAACGTTTGACAATTGCTATTGAGAAAGTCATAGGTATAGAATGCCTTACCCATTTTCTTACGACCCTTCTCGAGCAACTCGGCGATGGTTAGTTCGCCCTTCTGGTTTCCCATATCCAGGTCATAGGTCTCGGCCTTACCGCCCTGGGAGCCATATGATGAATCCACGCGTCCTTCCAGCTTCTCTAGCTTCTCAATAACATACTTGCCGTTGATGAGCAGGCCCGTATGAAACACCTCGTCGAATCCGGCTTTCTGTTTGAGTTCATTCCACTTTCCAGCCGTAATGAGTTGGACAGCTACTACACCAGGTGTACCCACTGGAGCACGGACCATCTTAATATCCGTAATCTTCTCCCGGCCATACTGCTTAACAAATCGGCGAAACCGTTTAGGGAGATGTTCATCCGATGTTAGTGCTGACCATAACTGTTGAAACCATGCAGACCACGAATCATCCTCCACCTCTTCCAGAATCGTACCACCCTTCTTTTTCTTCATACGCACTTCTTCGGGATAGGAGGGGGTCGAGATGATATCGCCTAGCACGGGGTCGTGGAATACCCCACCTCTCGCTTTTGCGAAGTTTGGGGGATTATGACGATTCTCATAGTCGCGTCGGGCTGCATCCTCCATCATTTGCCCGAACGTTCTTGTATCGTAATTGCGATAACCTGAAGGAACCATTATACCCTGTGCTTAGAAATAAAGAAAATCATATACCGTAGTAGATAGAATGTCCCTGTCGGGTTCGGGTAGCACGTTTTTGCCCTATACACTGAACGGGTTATCCGACGCAACCTTTTCTAATAGCAATATTGGCAATGGAATCGCAACGACCTTTCAACTCACCACTGCAACTCCAAATAAGATTGCACGGTTCGATACCAATCAATATCTAGTTAGTGCAACGGTGGACACAACCGATATCGTTCCATACGCTGGGGCAACTACCACCATTAATCTTAATAGCCAGAACATTACAACAACCCGTGTTCCAGTTGGCGTTTCTGACCTTACAAACAAAACCTATGTGGATAGTGCGATTTCTGCATCCAGTATTTTGGCTACCAACAATACATTCACGGGGACAAACACCTTCAATAACACATTAACCACAGGCGTAGGATATACATCTAATCTAAATAGCATTATCAAGACGGTTCAAACGCCATCGGGCCAGTCGGCTGGTAATTTTACAACAGTAGGACTTCCTTCTGGTGTTCCAGCGGGTTCAGTTCTATCGGGTTCTTATACATTGACGGCAGGAGTTTCAAGCGGTGCAATGGGAATGTGGCTTGGTGCTTATGCCTATACAAATTCTCAAAATTCGTTTACATTTACTGGTATGTCTGGTTCGCAAACCCTTGCCCTGTATGTGTATCAGTATAACACAGCGGGGACACTCGCAGTTCAAATTAGCGACTCGGTATATACTATCACAACGAGCTCAGCCACCGTCAGCGGGTCATTTTTAGCCAATAAATTTTCAGCATACTCGGGTAAAATTGTATTTTACTTCCAAGCGTCGGCAGTTAATCAAAGCGTTTCTTTTTCAGGTTTCTTCCATGATATCGGTTCTGCCAATGTTAACGGTAGCCTTTCCATAACAGGTGTTGCCACAGAAACACCAATAACTACCATTGGATTAAATGCATCGAATCAGCTCATTAAATACACGAATCCAGTTTCATCGGTTTTTACGGGTTCGGTATCATCAACTTATATTCCGTATGCGTCCTCGGCAAATGTGTTGGCAAATAGCAACATCAGTCAAACGGCAACCGGTGATATTTTTGTGAATGGGTTTATGGGTGTTGGTGCTTCTGTTCCATTGGCCACTCTTCATGTGCAGGGTTCGGGGCTTGTCTGTGGAGGAACAAACTATGCAAATACAAATAACCGTATGGCGTTGGGTTCTTTAACGCTTGGAGCAATCAATAAGAACTATGGTGGCGGAAGTGGCTGGAATGGTAATACGGCAGGGTTATTAATGGAATGCCAGGATTCCACAGAAATCGCCATTCATGATTCCAATGATACGGTTGCGTCCTTGATGTATTATACGGGTAATCAATTCACGATTGGGCGTAATATGGGTTTTGGTGGTGGAGTATCACCCGTTAATTTTGCTGCAAGAGTACAGATTACTCAAACAAACGGAAATCTAATTCAATTGGGTAATAATTCCAGCGGCGTTCTCTATTGGACTAATCCAAACGGACTAAACACGCACTTTGGATATCCATCGGGCGGTGGCAGCGATAATTACATCAGAGGAACATATACCTATATTGACACAGCCACCCAAATCAGCGGTGGTCTAAGTGTACCAAGTGGAATAATTGAATGTGCGAATCAACCCTTCTGTATTGTGGGGTGTATAGGCGGAGCATCTATTGGCTATGGAGTAGGTCAAGTCATTGGGGCATTTGGCTTTATGTATGCCTATTCATCGGCCAGTATGAATAATTTGGGAACAAGTGGGTGGAACTCTCCTTTTGGGCGATTCTATTTTACAAAATCGGGTAGATGGCAGGTCAATTGGTCGTTCTATTGGAATAACTTTGCGGCGGGTTCTCGTGTGGTACTCAATCGTTATAATAGTGCTTCTGTAATACAAGAAAGCCGATATTGTGCGTTGAATGGTGGTGGGATAGGCGGTGATTCAACTCAAGCATATTCTACTCTTTTTTATGTTAATGCTGGTGATTTCACAGAATGTAGCTTCTCAACGGGAAGCGGAACAATATATTTTGGTGGAATAACGCATACGCATTGTACCTATCATTTTGTTGGCTAAGAATAGAATGGATACAAGCGTGCCAATCGTGCCAATCGTAATCGCCGAACCATCTATCTATTTCTGTGAGAAGCATGAACCAGTTGTACTATCGCCCCTGCCACCCATCGCTCCTTTACGAAGTGATGAACAGCAGAAGACGGTGGAGGAGCTCAAACAGATTGTCGCCGACCTTACGGCACTGGTCCAGCAACTCGCGTCTAGTCGTCCGGCATAAAATATTGCTTTATGATAGAATGGCCTTCAATCTGAACTTCTACAAGGGAACCACGACCGCCCAAGCTCAGAGTGCAATCGAGTACTGGCAGAACGCCCTCAAGTCAAACGAGGAGGTGGAGAAAATGAAGATGGAAAAGCAAAAGCTAATAGAAGAGAATGCAGTCGTTTACCCCGACGGTCCTGTCGGTGTTGCCCACGTTGAAAGCGAGCCCATCGGACCCTGCGGAACGACAGGAACAAATAATCTCATTGAACAGTAAAGATGACGGAGGTAGCGAAGTACACGTTTCACGTTTCCTCCTCACAGCGACAGAGTGGAACGAATACGGATATGAATATCCAATTATCCCAGATTATTACTCGTCTGGCCAAAGGAAGCCACTTTCAAGTCGCCATACATGGGATAACGATACCCTTCTCGTTCTACCAACTATCTTCGGATGTTGCAGCACTGAGCGTCCGAGTAGTCCAAGGAGCCAATACCTTCAATGGCTCGATTACGCTAAGTACAGGAAATTACACGACAGTATCTGTTCTTGCCGAGCTGAGTTCAAAATTGATTGCCTTTTGTCAAGGGAGTATTTCCCCATGTACCAGCTTCACACCAACACTAGCGTTCGCTTATAATACCACCAACGGCATCGACACACTGAGTATGACGGTGGCATCTCCTGCTTCCACCATTACCCTCTTCTTTAGCACCAATCTTACCCTTGGGCTCTTCTTTGGCTTTACTGCAAATGCTGTATTCTCTGTTGGCTCCGACGCGGTCGGTACGCAACCCGCGGTAGCGAACCCCGTTAATTACTTGTTGCTCCGAAGTCCGTCCTTACGACAGTACAAAAATCGCGAGTGGGTAGTAGAGAAAGATGTATTCTCTGATATACTTTATCGCGTACCAATTACAACGAACGCGGGAACCTATATCCAATACGACAACCCCTCCGCCCCAGTTCGACTCGTTAACGATACCCTGCAAACAATGAACTTCTACCTTACAAGCAATTTGTCCTATACACCCATCATTCTGCAGTTCCTA